AGGACCAGCAACACCCGTGGGACAGTTTCACCAGCCAGGACCGCGACAGCGGCCAGCCCTACAGCCACCCGCCTGCCAAGGATCGCGGCAACAAACAGCCCTACTGGCACGTAGACTGGTACGCCGATCCGCCGCTGCCGCCGAAAGACGACGACACCACCGACCCCGACGCCTACACCCCGCCCCTGTGGAATAGCGTCAACTTCGTGCTGTCCAACACAGGCTACCAGCCACCGGCTGCAGACCAGATCAGCTTCGGCCTTGAAGTAGAGCCAGAGCCAGTCGCGCCCAATAAAGCGATTCATCCCGTTCAGCCCGGCACCGGCATCCCCCATAACCTGCTGCCCACTTTAGACCAGGAAACCAAACACCCCTGGGGCACCGGCTCATGGACGCGCCCGCCGCCGGATTACGGGCCGGAGTTCCCCTGGCCGAACGACCCGACCGAAGAACCAGCCGAGCGGCCGCCGCAGCCCGACATCCGAGAGGTTTACCTATTCATGCCGAACATCACCCTGTACCGGCTGCCTGACGGCACCGAATTTGAGGCCACCCAGTGCGTCTGGAGTACCGACCGCGACAGTTGGGGCTGGCGTTTCACCGCCAACCTGAAGCGCGACGCTGACCTGGCGATCATCAAGCCCACCAGCAACGGGCCAGTGGAGATCGGCTGCGAGATCAACGGCCACACCTTCACCGCCTTGGTGGAGAGCTACGGCCGCAGCCGCCAGCACGGCAACACCCGCTACACCATCAGCGGGCGCAGTCGCACCGCATGGCTGTCAGACCCCTACGCCCCTCAGCGCAGCAAAGCCCTGACCGCCGCGTATAGCGCCGCCGCACTGGCCGAGCAGGAACTGGCCAACACCGGATTCACGCTGCAGTGGAACGCGCAGGACTGGCTGATCCCGGCAGGCAGTTACAGCTATGACCAGCTCGACCCCATCGCCGCCATCAAGCGCCTGGCCGAAGCCGCCGGGTACATGCTGCAGAGCCACCCCGAGCTGAAGCAACTGATCGTCAGCCCGCGTTACCGCGTGGACCCACACAAGTGGACCGAGCCGACCACCGCGCTGGACGCCATCCTGCCCGCTGACCTGATCACGCAGGACGGCTCCACCTTCAGAACCGCTCCGGCGTACAACCGCGCCATCGTCACCGGAGGACCGGCCGGGGGCGTAATCGTCACCGTCACCCGCGAAGGCACCGCAGGCGACATCCTCGCCCCAATGGCCACCGACGACCTGATCACCCACAGCGACGCCGGATACCAGCGAGGCCGCAGCCTGATCGCGGAAGGCGGCACCTGGGAGGAAATGAACATCACCACCATGCTGACCCAAGCCGGACAAGCCCCCGGCCTGCTGCTGCCGGGGCACCTGGTGGAGATCCAGGACACCGACGACACCTATCCGGTCGTAATCGACGGCACCAGCATCACCGCCACCAGCAGCGACACCGAGATCAAGGTACGGCAGCAGCTCACAGCAGAACGGAGGATCTGGTAATGGCGAACATCTGGAAACAGTTTGAAAACCTGCTGGAGCGTGACGCGACGCTGGTGGCCGAGGTGATCAGCATCAACCCCAGCAACGTGACAGTGGAGCTGCTGAGCGGGGACAGGGTAAACGTGCGTGATGGGGGAGTGGGTGTCGCGGTGGGGGAAATGGTGTTTATCAGAAGCGGGGAGGTCATACAAAAAGCCCCGGCACTGCCGAGGCATGATTTGATTCTTTACTGACTGGATTGTTGTACAGGACCTCCCTTCAGCTTCTAATGCGATTCAGCCAGCCTGGATACTCGGGTGCTTCTTCCCCTGCATGCCCCAACCGGAAGGCCAAAAACCTCATGGCAGCTTCATGAGCAGGGACATTCTCAGGTATCCGGGTAGCTACGTCGAAGGCGTCATCAATGAGGCATAGCACGCTATTCCTGCCATATGCCCCAGTTGACGCTATGGGGGTGGAGTCTGCAAGAATTGCTGTTTGTACTGCGGTTATGAACTGATAGGTTTTTGTGTCCATATGTCTGGCTCCATCAACATGGGTTAGGAACCAACAAGGCTACTTCGTTGCTGAGGGGGTGTCTGTGAAATGCTGGGGCGTTATAGAGAGGAAAAGTTACTTTGGTCTAACGCTGATATTGTGTAATTTTGTTGTGCCAAACTATGCGCTAATCGTTGCCAAAAATTTCGCGCGGCTACACGTCACAACTGCACCTGTTTCGCTGGCTGGTTAAAATGGCACAGGCGGAAAAACGAAAGAGCCCTGCCGGTTAGGGCAGGGCTCTTTCGTTTGAATCAGATGGTGGTGGGAGGTGGATTCGAACCACCGAAGCTCGCGCGTCAGATTTACAGTCTGATCCCTTTGGCCACTCGGGAACCCCACCAAAGAGCTGCGCATTCTAATGATCATGCCGGTGCTTGTAAAGCCGCACTTTCCTGAGATTGATCAGGCTTTTTAGGCTATGCAGTTTTTTCTTGATGATGGTTTTTCATATGAAAAAAACTCATTTTCGAGCTCGCTCCCCTGTAGCCCCTGCCATACCGCATTTGTGGCCGCCAGCCGGCGCTGGCTACACTCCAAACGGCTGAAAATCAAGATTGAAATCTTTCCTCTAATATCTATATTTAGTGCCCTGTAAGCAGTGCCACACTATATATAGTGCTTTCCGTCTAAAAAGTGATCAGGCGTTCTCATAGAGTGCGTACTGATAGCGACACATGCTGTCACAGCCACGGGCCGGGCTGGGCGGGCTGCTTCAGGGAATACAGGCAGCATCACGCCTGAACGACAACACTGACTGAAACTGGGATGAGCGTCATATGCAGCAGAATCTGATGGTTACCAAACGTGATGGACGCCGCGAGCCGATCGACCTGGAGAAGATCCATCGCGTGATAATCTGGGCTGCCGAAGGGCTCGAAAACGTTTCGGTTTCTCAGGTTGAGCTCAGTGCTCACCTTCAGTTTTACGAGGGCATCAAAACCTCGGATATTCATGAAACGCTGATCAAGTCAGCTGCCGATCTGATTTCGGAAGAGGCTCCCGACTATCAGTACCTGGCTGCACGTCTGGCGATTTTTCATCTGCGCAAACGGGCCTTCAATGACTTTGAGCCGCCGCATCTCTACGACCACGTTGTGCGCATGGTCGAAGACAACCGCTACGACCGTCACCTGCTTGAAGATTACAGCCGTGAAGAATTTGACGAGCTGAACGCCTATCTTGACCACAGCCGTGACATGAACTTCAGCTATGCGGCCGTGAAACAGCTTGAAGGCAAGTATCTGGTCCAAAACCGTGTCAGTGGCAAGATTTTCGAAAGCCCGCAGCAGCTGTACATGTTGGTATCGGCCTGCCTGTTCTCCAATTATCCGCGTGAAACACGGCTGGGTTATGTTAAGCGGTTCTATGACGCGACATCCCTGTTCAAGCTGTCGTTGCCGACGCCGATCATGGCTGGGGTGCGTACTCCAACACGCCAGTTCAGCTCCTGCGTATTGATTGAAGCCGATGACAGCCTTGACTCCATCAATGCCACAGCCGCGGCTATCGTCAAGTATGTGTCCCAGCGTGCCGGAATTGGTATCAATGCGGGCCGCATTCGCGCCATTGGAAGCCCGATCCGTAACGGTGAAGCATTCCATACCGGCTGCATACCGTTCTACAAGCACTTCCAGACTGCCGTCAAATCCTGCTCTCAGGGTGGGGTGCGTGGTGGTGCAGCCACACTGTTCTATCCGATCTGGCACCTGGAAGTTGAATCCCTGCTGGTGCTGAAGAACAACCGCGGCGTTGAAGAAAACCGTGTACGCCACATCGACTATGGCGTGCAGATCAACAAGCTGATGTATCAGCGTCTGATCAAGGGCGGCAATATCACCCTGTTCAGCCCGCATGAAGTGCCGGGGCTGTACGAAGCCTTTTTCGCCGATCAGGACGAGTTTGAGCGTCTGTACGTACAGTACGAGCAGGATGAGTCGATTCGCAAGAAGACCATCAAGGCAGTGGAGCTGTTCGGCCTGATGATGTCCGAACGTGCCTCTACCGGCCGTATCTACGTGCAGAATGTAGACCACTGCAACACGCACAGCCCGTTTGACCCGGCCGTGGCGCCGGTGAAGCAGTCCAACCTATGTCTGGAGATTGCACTGCCGACCAAGCCGCTGAAAGACGTGAATGACCCCGATGGCGAGATCGCACTCTGCACCCTGTCAGCATTCAACCTGGGTGCGCTGGCCAACCTGGATGAGCTGGAAGACCTGGCGGATCTGATCGTGCGTGCGCTGGACAGTCTGCTGGACTACCAGGACTACCCGATCCCGGCCGCCCGCAACGCTACGATGTCACGACGTACGCTGGGTGTGGGCGTTACCAACTTTGCCTACTACCTGGCCAAAAACGGTGTGCGTTACTCTGATGGCAGTGCCAACGGCCTTGTGCACCGTACGTTCGAGGCGATTCAGTACTATCTGCTCAAGGCATCCAACCAGCTGGCCAAGGAGATGGGGCCTTGCCCGAAATTCAACGAGACCACCTACGCCAAGGGTCTGCTGCCGACTGATACCTACAAGCGTGATGTCGATGACTACTGTCAGGAGCCGTTGCACTACTTCTGGGAGACGCTGCGCGAGGACATTCGCGAGTTCGGTCTGCGTAACAGCACACTGACGGCGTTGATGCCATGCGAAACCTCCTCCCAGATCACCAACTCCACCAACGGTATCGAGCCGCCACGTGGTTTTGTATCGGTGAAGGCGAGCAAGGACGGCATCATGAAACAGGTGGTGCCCGAGTATCTTGAGCTGAAAAACCAGTACGAATTGCTCTGGAGCATCCCGAACAACACCGGCTATCTGCAGCTGGTGGGTATCATGCAGAAGTTTGTTGACCAGTCGATCTCGGCCAACACCAACTACGACCCGTCCAAGTTCCCGGGCGACAAGGTGCC